TCTTTCATATGATTGGCGACTTTGCTCCATATCTCAAAGATATTATTGTATGGGACAAAAAGCATGGTCAACCTGCTATGCAAAGTGGTGTATTGAATAGACGCACTGAACTTATTTTGATATTTGAAAGAGAATATGCTATTTCACGTCAGTTCAAGAATGCTAAATTTGATCGCGGCACACTTGAAGATATATGGTGTATTGGCAGAGGTAAAAAGATTTCTAAAAATCATGGAGCAACATTTCCTATTGAACTTGCCAATAAAGTAATGATGAACTTTACCAACAAGGGCGATGTAATATATGATCCTTTTATGGGAAGTGGCACAACTGCTGTTGCAGCAAAACAACATGCTTGTAGTTATATTGGCAGTGAGATTAGTGAAGATTATATAAAAACTGCTACTGACAGAATAGCAGCATCATAAACATTGACAAACTCTATATATATTGTATATTGAGTAAAAATTAAAACAATCAAGAGGATAAATTTATGGGAATGTTCGACACACTATCAGTAGCAGACAAACTGCCATTCAATGATGAAATGGTTAAACTTGGCTTGCACAAGAACACATTTCAGTTTCAAACGAAAGATTTACATTGTAGTATGAGTGAGTATTTCATTCAAGGTGGTAAACTCTTTGAACAGAAACATAAAGAAACCAAATGGGTAGAAAGCAAAGATGCTTTGTTTTTTGGACACTTGGAACGTACCGACCCATATTTAGTTGATACTCAATATCATGGTACGCTAAAATTTTATCACAGTGAACCCGTGGATAATCTTGATTGCTGGATGGAATATAAAGCAAGATTTACAAATGGCACTCTTGAAGATATAGAACTGGTTGACTTTCACACAACTGATAATACAGAGTCAAGAAAGAGATTAGAAGAAATATTTGCTCAAGCCGCATTGCAACGCAACAAATGGTATAACAAATATATTTTTGACACATCACCTTGGAGCAAGTTCAGAAAACTTGTTTGTAAAGTATTATACAAGTTTGAAAGATGGCTGTCAGACACCAGAATGCATTTTCCATGATATATTCCCAAACATCCATAACAAATCCGTGGTTTAAAGAAACTATCAAAGAGTTTCATACTTACTATTGCAAGGAAGAAAAAATTACACAACACACATGTTATTGTTTTCAAGTATCACGCTATCGCAGCAAGTTGATCGGTTATAGCATTGACATAAGTTGGCGAGGAAAAGATCACGCGGGTTTTGATATTGAGTTTACATTGTTGGGACTTGTTGTGAATTTTCATATCCACGACACTCGCCATTGGAACTACGCAACCAACAATTGGTACACAAAAGAAGAAACTACGGGAAAACAATATGGATAAAAAGAAGCCGGTATAGTCAGAACTCTATGCTGACGTTGAACAATGCTTGAATGTATATTTAACCACCGGTTTTGTCCAAGGCTTGCCTCTTATAGTTAGTACTTTTCTGTCATTCAGTTCCGACGCAATCTTGTTCCAAGACAATTTTTTATTTGACCTAAGTTCGTATAAAATAGGTTTTATATATTTTATATATTTTTTCTTGTTTTCTTTACATGTGATATCGCAATTCCTTGTTCCAGTTTCCAACTCAACTTTCGCTCGTAGTTTTTGAGCATTTGATTGATTTTTTCTGTGTTCAAGTGAATGTTTTTTTCCCGTCAACGATTTTTTTATTTTGTCCTTGGTTTCTTGCGTGTGCATATGTCCATCACCGCCCTCGGTTAGATTGTATCCATCGGTGAAAGATTTATAAAATTTTATCCAATAGATTTCTTTTTCGTCCATTGTATTTATATCACACTTTTCAATTATGATTACATCAAACCCGTCGTACCCATATTTTATAAGAGCATTATAAATTTTTGGCTGTGCCTTACAATGTAGTCCCGCATAGTCCTTTATTCTATCGTGGATGTCTATACTTTTTCCAATATACCATTTACCCGTCTTTTTATTTTTCAATCCGTATATTCCTGCGATTTTTATAGTATCTTTCGTTGGCACTGGATCGTTCTTTATCAACGTTTCTCCAATAACTTTCCATTCGCCACTTGAGTTGTCGTTCATGTTTTTCTTCCTTTGTTAGATTATGTGATTTTCTTCCCATATCTATAAATATAAACAACTAACGAAAAACTAACGAAACAATAGTTATTATAACTGACTCAAAAAAAAGGAAGCCGGTATAGAGTTCCGTCTATACCGGCTTTGTACTGTTTAGACCACGTGACCAACGCAGTTTTATTTTACCCCGTGAAGGGTAAAGTGTTTATAGTTTTACTTTATAATAATCGTCAAAAACTGTGTTTGTTAAGCCGAAATCCACTAAAACTATTTTAGGTGCCCCATCACGTATCACTTCACCATATGTTGATAAGCGAATCATATCGCCAATATCAGGAAAATCATAATCTGCCATAAGACCTGTCAAATCTATAATAAACTCGTTGTTTTGTATTTTTTCTAAGTACGATGCATCTTCTGGTGTTCTTGGTGGTGCCATTTTATATTTTCTTGACATGCTTATATACATAAGATGTGTATGCAATTTATCCAATGTTATTCCAGTTAGTTGTTCAAATCTTTTCTTGCCAACTTTCTTTGCCAACTCCATCTCAATCCAAAATGGACCTGTGTCTTTTACATCATCACCTCTATCAAATGTGCGAGCAGTAATATCATATTTTTGTAAAAGATATTCACTTTCAACATTGTTTTGAGCCAGACCCTTTTTATTCTTTGCAATCTTTATTACTTTAGTATCGTCTATCTTGAACACAGCACGACCACTGCCTGACGCAATTTTAGGTAGGTGGGTAGCAGCATATTTTAGTTTGCCAGCAAATGATGTTATTTTCTCAAACTCATCCTTTGACCAATTTTTTGGATATTCTTCTGTTATTTCGCCTTCGTTGAATGGATATGCCATCCATTTAGCAGTTGAGAAATGTATTGGTATTTGATATAATGCCGCCAGATCTTTGGCAGTTTTCTTTGCTTTTTCAGTTGCTTTGTTTGGTAAATATTCAGCGTTGTATTCATTGTCTTCTCCGTAATTGGATTTTGCTATACGCACTCCGCCAGAATTCAATATTTTTTCCATTTCACCCTTTCCTCCAGCAACATCTTCATGACCTCCCCAGTCATCCACAGTTCCAAACTCGCCATCGGGATATACAACATATCCGTAGGGAATTCTGGATATTGGCAATGAATCAAAAGAATCCACAGTTCTATTTTCAAGCAATTTCGTCTTGCGATCTATTATATCACTATAAAAACTCCTGTAATCAAACATAACTATAAGTATAAACTTACTTGACAAAACAGACAGCATATGATTGTATCTATATATGAGTAATAAACTAGATGGAGGACCAGCATTTCCATTCACCGCAGAATGTGATGAAACTGCATTCAATCAGGTTTTAAGTACTGGAATGACACTGAGAGATTATTTCGCAGCCAAAGCAATGCAAGCATATTTGCAAAGAGGATATATTCAAGATGATGCCGCAAAAAGAGCATATAACACAGCAGACTCTATGCTAAAAGCAAGAGATGTAAATAAAATCTAGGTACCCATCAACATAATAATAGATATATATCAAATGGAACACGGCTATACAACTGGCGATGAGTATGATGATGCGGATAGTCGCGGTGGTTGCTACGGCAGTGGATGGCCAAGTGCAGATGTACCACCTTGGAATTCTCACGCGCCAATAAAAAAACAAACAAACAAACATATGAGCGAAACATACGATGATGGTGATTTATATGATCCACATTACGACGGACCATATTATAATAAAACGCAAACTCCAAAAGGATTTTGGAAGCAAAAAGACGGCACATATATAGAAATAAAGAAAATGACAGATGATCATATCAAAAATTCTATAGCATTATGCGAACGCAAAGATTGTAGTTTTTTGGCTACTGATTTGATTTGCGAGCAACAACGCAGAGAAAAAATATTGGATATATACAGAATGAAGCGTGATATGGTATATGCTGCATTTTGTGCTGGTTGGAACGCAGGTCATAAATCTGCATATCATGAAGCATATCCAGATGTTGGAATGGATCTTTTTACTATAACCAAAGAAACTGCTTGGGCACAATATAAGAAATCAAAAACGTCTTGACATATTCAATAACAAGATGTATATTGTCTATAATATGAATTTTATCAAAAAACTATTTGGTGGAAAAGCCACGATGATATGTCCAACTCCAACCGCCCCTACTCCGACATACACAATTGGCTGGTCGATATATACAAAGGATGGTACAATTCATTCTCGACAGTATGAAGATGTTTCACTTGCACAAAGAATTGAAATCATTGAACTTATAAAAAAAGAAACAGAAGATATGCAAAACAATCTAAACAAAGCAACCAAAGAAGAAATTGAGTTTGTTAACCTACAAGGAAATGTATTGAGATTGAGCGATATAACCAAAGTGGCATTTATCAATAATATAGAGAAATCTAAATAAAATCTAGGTACACTATATATGAAAAAATGTGCGGTTATATCATGTTATATCGTCAATGAATACAGAAAGCGATTGGTACAATCGCATATTGATACCTTCAACAAGGCTGGTGTAGATGTTATATTGGTATCCTCGGACCATATTCCAAAGTTGAATGGCGTCAAAAATTATATCACTTGCAAGAATGTATGTGATATAAGTTACCTATCCGAGGGACAATCATATATCAAAATCGGTGAAGAAGTAACTTTTTGGAGAAATTCTAAAACAGCACAAGCGAAGTTGTATAGCTCATATTTCATCAAGCTTTATCAGATAGTCACAGCATATGCATCCAATATTGGATATGATTATATGTACTTCATAGATCAAGACATGGTAATGAGCCAATCTACCATAAATGATGCATTTTCAACCAATTTGGACACTTCCAAAGTACATCTTTATACTTGGGATTTTAGAACAGATATAGAAAAAAGCTCAGAATATCAGGTTACTTTTTTTCACGGAAACCTCAAATCTTTGAAAAGTTATTTCACAGACGAAAAACTCAACAGTCTTGCGATAGAATCCAGAGAAAAATATATAATGTGCGTAGAAAACGCCTTTTACTTTTTGGCTCAAAACGATAGCAACATATCATTTTACATAAAAAATCCATATGATATGTTTGATAAATATAATATGTTTTCTAGCAACAATGTGGCGGATGTATATTTTGATCCAAATGCAAACAGCCACACGTTTTTGCACCACAAAGGTGACTTGGGTTTGCATAGCACCTTTTCCGCAGAATTGTACAAAGAAAATGAGTTGATTTATAGCAACACGCTAAGACATGCATATAATTGGTCCACTATCAACTTGCTTCCAAATACAAAATATACAATAAAGTATTATGACAATGAAATATGTGCAGATACATTGAGCAAAACCACCGAGTTGAATACATCAATGCATTGCACAGACAATTATATAACTCAGCCATAATAAAATCTAGGTATCCCACCCCGTATATATCATGAATGAGTCTCAACAAATAGAACAAGCTATAGCAGAAGGAAATTTAGAGTATGATAATAAATACGACGCATATTATCACAAAATCACTAATGAGTGGTTGGAAGATGGATGCGGCGAGATATATTGCGAATTTTGCGGTAAAAGACCAGCTAAACATATATCCTAGAACATATAAACTTTATGAATAAACTTAAACTAACTGCTACGATTTTATGTGTTATTACCGCAATATTTGCATTTTCCATCATTGTTATGGGAGTTGTTTTTAAAGACATATGGCAAGTATTGGCTGGCGTATATCTGCAACTATATGTTATGGAAGTATATGAAAATTATACAACCAAGAGTCAAGCAGAAAAACTCAATGACAAGTTGGTTGATGCTTTGAACAACAAGAAGTGATATATATGAATACTTGTTTTGAGTGCGGGTCTTCCAAAAGATTGAACAATCATCATGTTGTTCCAAAAACATTGGGTGGTACAAAGACTATACCATTATGCGAAAAATGTCATGGACTTGTTCACGGCAGAACATTTAATACGACATTTTTAACAAAAATTGCAATGTCAAAAAAGAGAAAACAAAATTATATAATATCAGGATATATACCATTTGGGTATAAAAAAAGTGTTTGTGGCAAGAAATTAACTAAAATCCCCGCTCAACAAAAAATTATAAAATATATAGTTAAAATGCGAAAAAATAAAGAAACGCTCACAGCGATTGCAAACATGATGAAACGAAATAAAGTAAAAACGGCACTCGGTGGAAAATGGGCAGCAAATACGGTTCTTGGTATCATCAAGCGATACGAAAAATAACTATATATGAAAGCAGATAATATATATGCTTCATATACAAACAACATATCTAAAAATATAGTATTGTATTATGATGCAAATAGCAATAATGCTGCAATACATGATACAAATGTGTATATACACAAAGATACCAGAACTGTTCAAGAAATAAAAGAATCTTATTATAAACCATATGAGCATATATCCGGATATATGCCCAAAAGTCGGAATGTATCTTCAAGTAAATTTAGTTTCGTAGTGTATATGATTTTGGCATTTATGCTTGTTTTATTTATGCTTTTTATATAAAAAAGAAAAATGAATAGTATGGCATATATATCATATGTAAATTTAAACTATATATAGAATATGAGCAACAACAACAACAAAGAAATATACAAAATATTTGAACATATGGTTATTGAGTATAACATGCTTTCATATGATGCTAAAGTGAAGTATATGAACAATTTGACAGAATGGTATATGCGTGAAAAAGACGCATTATATAACATATTATACAAAATCAAAGACTGAACATTTTATAAGACCATATATATGAATAGCATATATATACAAAATGGGAATGTATGGGGCAGATTGGGACAAAATGGGATATTGCAGAGATGCAAAAGTATACAAAAATTATAATAAAGAAATATATATGCTACACAACATATGATGTAAAAATATATTAGTGGGACGAGGAAGAATATAATATAATCCACGCCACATTTGTCAATCTTATTTTTTTCTTTATTACTTTTTATATATATTGACAAAAATTTAGGTATGCCCTATAAGCAGCACAGCAATATGCAGAAAATAGTTGAACAAAATGTTTGACACAGCATAAAAAAGATATAGATTGTATATCGTAACTAACAAATATGGCTAATATACAAAGCAACAACGAAAAGAAGAATAGCAACAAGCAGCCCAAGGGAACAATGCCTGCGGACAAATTGAAGCAGTTTAAGCTGCAAGGTAATTTGAAAGAACCAGAGATTTATACTACTCACAACACAAATAAGATATCACGCAGTGTACGAGCACTAGCAGCATATCGTACAAGTGTGCATGGTGTGTATCACACAGGTAAACTGCCAGCATGTCTTCGCAGCACTGTGCATTATTTTCAAGTGCAGATGCGTCGTAGCGAAAGTGACAATAGTAAAGATCGCAAAGGTACTGAAGCAGCATCTATTTAAAAAATATAATATTTTATGATAACTAATATAATTGTGTTGGCATCTATTATTCTTGTTGCAATTTTTGTTGCAGCATATAAAAGTAAACGACCTGAACCACCTGTAAAATGTGGCTGTGGCAAAAGTGAAACTGGACTATGTGATAATAGTCATGCAGCACCTGATATTATTATTTCAGAAAATGCATCTGATATGCAGCCAAGTGGCAGTATTGAATATATCAAAGAACATATCTAAAATTTAGGTACCCCCACCTAGCATATATACAGATATGCTATATATGCTGCAAAAAAACAAAGTAATATTTAACAGTATAACAAAGTAAAATATTTAGGTGTACCCCCCTTCTTATATGCTTGACAAACAGCATATAGTGTATATAACTGATAGCGACAAACCAAATAGGCTAGTCAAACAACTAAACAAAAACAATATGCTAAACGTAGTAACAATGGTAGGTAATGTGGTGGCTGATCCATCCAACAGAAGCACAGGAACAGGTAAAAGTGTCAGTACACTTCGCCTTGCGGTTAATAACCCACTCAATGATAAAGAAGTACTATTTATCAATGTAGATACATGGGAAAAACAAGCTGAATTTGTCAGCAAGTTTGTGAAGAAAGGCAGCATGGTAAGTGTTGTTGGACGACTCAAACAAGATGATTGGGAGAAAGATGGTGTTAAGCGTACATCATATGCCATTGTGGCTGAACGAGTCAACTTCATTGGCGGCAAAAAGAAAGATGATGCTGTTAAAGTTGCTGTTGTAAATGATCAAAGTGAAGATTTTGATGATGCTGCATTTGCAGCTGCGGCTGGTATAAAGAGTATATAATCAAAATGTTACAAAACCCCGATTTTTTCGGGGTTTTTTCTTTATAGCTATATACACTTTTATACAAGCTATATACAGTTTTATACAAGCTTATATACTTTTTGTTATAGTCTATATACACTTTTATACAAGCCTATACACAATATGATATAGTCTATATACTTTTCTTTATAGCCTATATACAAAATGCTATAGCATATATACAATTGTATACAGAAAAAATTATCTATACAATATGCACTATATAGCGATTTCTGGTTGTATCAAGACATATATTGCATATATGGTTTATGCAAAAAAACCTATATAACAGGGCACCAATTCAAGTATATATGAAATTTAAAAAAAGTCAAACACATAAAAATTTATATCAAAAATTATTTGCTCGACTTTTTATAAAAAGTGTGTTATACTACTTGAGTCAGGGGTAGTCCTTTTTTTGGATAAAAAGTTGAATGAATATTCACGCAATTTGAGCAGCCTCCGGTCCTCCAATCGTTCCGTTTTATCGGTCACATCTTCGGGAGGAGTCTTGTGCTACTGTCCCTTGAGTATCTCAACAATGACAGGTTTTTATAAAAAGTCGAGATAAATCAGCCATTGTTGTGCCAGTCAACATCACTTTTTTCTAACGATTGTTCTCGCGTTTTCTATAAAAAGTAGTCAACATGACCTCAATGAAAAGCAACCAACTTCCTATTTATTGCTCATCCAGTTTTAAATGGACAGACAATCGAGGCAATTGCAACAAAAGTGATTTGATTGTTATTGACACCAACCATATGCTTGGTGAGTATGATGGCGTGCTTATTGAAAGCATCAAAACTGGAAACATCAAATACTTTGAACCAGTTCACGATGAAGATGGTTATGACGGTGAATTTATGATCTATAAAAACGACAACATTTTCATCACCATCTGGAACTATTGACTGGACTTTTTATAAAAAGTAACTTAATCTATTCTAATTATGAAATATGTAACCAAAGACATCTATGCGCTGGAACGTGCTGACATTGAATTTTCTTACAATGGCAAGAAAATGGAAATAGAACCAACTGATGGTTACACTAATACAATGGACTGCATACTCAGTATGCAACGACTTGTTAAAATGTTGGACATTGATTGCGAAAAAATTACTGCTGTTTTGGTCATCAATAAAGAAACCACGTTTGTAACCAATCTGAAAGAACTGAGTGAAGTTGTTGACAATTGGCTTCCAAATGATCGTTATTGTTCATGGGACTGATTTTGTGCTGGACATTTTATAAAAAGTAAAACATACTGCTTACATGACTATTAATACCACTGGTCTGCTGGCACCACAAGTCCCGCACGTGAAACGATTGGTTGACTCGCTATATACCAATGGCTTTGCCCTTGACATGAGCGAAACTGGCACTGGCAAGAGCTATGCTGCTGCCGCTGTGGCTCGCGAACTGGGCTGCGACTCAACGCGACCATTGGTGTTGGTTTGCCCCAAGACCGTTATTCCTCAATGGACCAAGATCTTGGCCAGCTTTAATCTCAAGCCATATGTTGCCATCAACTATGAAAAGCTTGGGCGCGGAAACACTACTTATATGAAGTGGAAGAAGCAAAAGTGCATTCTGAAACCATGGGTTGAGAATGCAGTCATGGATGCTCCGGAATTCAACTTTCCCAAAGATGCTCTTGTTATTCTGGATGAAGGACACAAATGCAAAGGCAATCATAGCACAAATTCTTGGATGATGATTATGCTGAAGGAACAGGGCTATAAAGTTCTGGTTGCTTCTGCTACATTGGCTACAACTCCAATTGAGTTGAAAGCTGCTGGTTATTTGGCAGATCTTCATAGTCTATATAACTTTGACCATTTTCTGCGTCAGCATGGTGCAGAGTGGGTTGGTCGGTTTGGTGCCATGTCGTGGGATGCTGCGTCTGCTGCTGCCAAACACAGCATGATGCTTCTCAATGAATACTTCTTTGACACTCGCAGATGCGCATCGCGTCTGACTGTAGATGACTTTGGTACATTGTTTCCAGAGTCTCATTTGCTTCCAACTGCATTTGATATGGGGGCTAATTCTTCCAAAATTCAAGCTGCGTATGATGAAATGGAAACTGAACTTGCCAGACTTGATGATCGTACTGAAGGATACAGTGAGCATATATTTGCTATTATGACCAAAGCACGTCGAACTTCCGAGCTGTGCAAAGTTCCATTATTTTGTGAAAAGATTGAAGAGTTGTTTGATGAAGGAAAATCCGTGGCAGTTTTTGTGAATTTTACCGACAGTATTGATGCGATAGTTTCGCGGTTAAAAAATAACAAAAAATTTGCCGGTCAAATTGGTTATATCGTCGGCGGTCAAAATGCCAACGTTCGCCAACGTGACATTGAGGACTTCAACTCGGACAAAAAACGTATTATATTATGTAATATAGCAGCGGGTGGAGTGGGCATCAGTCTGCACGACCTCAACGGTAACTTTCCACGTGCAAGCGTCATAAGCCCAACGTGGTCCGCCGTGAACTTAAAACAAGTATTTGGTAGAGTTCATCGTGCGGGCGCTCTCACGAAATGCGTTCAATACATAGTATACGCAGCCGGTTGCATTGAAGAACAAATTTGCCGCCGAGTTGAATTCAAATTGCAGAATTTATCAACTCTGAACGACGGTGATTTGGCTGAAACTGTTCAAATCATGTAACAATTTTCGCCGAATATTTGCCAGTTTAACACCCTCGCTAATACGAAGTCTCAGTGCGGCATCGGCGGATTTTCCATAGTTTGGATTTTTTGTGGGATCTTTGTATCTTTCTTTTGCGGATATACTAATTTTATTACAATGCGTTTTAGATTTTTCTCTACTCCGATTTTTCCAATTTTCTTTCGTCGCCGCACTCTGTTTTTTTCTACTTTCAAGGGAACGAGTTTTTCCGATCTGAGCCACGCTCATATTTTTAATCTGTATTGGTGTTCTTTTTGGCTTTTTCTTACCGATGTTTCCTAAACTTATTTTTATTTTAGTTTCTTCCGACAACGCACCATTTGCACCAGCTTCTCTAATATTATATCCATTTTTTATACAATCGTAAAAATTAAACCAATACTTTTCGCGTTCATTCAATTCTGGTTGAGATAGCAAACAAATTTCTAAAATAATATAATCAAAATTATCCGAGTTGTATTTTTTTAATGCATTATATAATTTTGTTTGAGTTTTACAATTATAATTTTTATATTTTAAAAAACGTTTATGAATATCCCGACTCTGTCCTATATACCATTTACCATCTACTTTATTTCGCAGACCGTAAATCCCAATAATTTTGCATTTTTTTTGCAATAATTTTTCCTCGGTTTTTAAGATAGTATCGTTTTGATCTTTGGTTTGATTGTTCATTGAGTTCATCTTTTGTTCTGTTTAGTTTTTTTCTTCCCATATCTATAAATATAACGTGGGGAAATAAAACGTGAAGAAATGTTTGGATAAGTGAGAATGAGGCAAGGTGAGTGGTATCACCTTGCCTCTTTTTTTATTCTTTGTTCTCGACTTTTTATAAACCATCAACCATACTTCTGTTATATGAACGCTACATTTACCAAACACGATGATGCTGGTCACGGCTGGCTTGAAGTTCAAGAAAGTGATATCAAGGAACTTGGTGCAACTGTTAATGATTTTTCAGGATACTCTTATCGCAAAGGCAATCGACTGTTTCTTGAAGAAGATTGCGATGCTAGTAAGTTTTTCACTCTTTACAAAAACAAGCATGGTGCTTATCCAAGCTATGTATCTGAACATCATGATGGTGATTTTCCAGAAGACTATGATCTTGTTTCTATTCATCATATTCGCTTTGTGAAAATCACGCCTGTTGCGGTCTGATTGTTTGCTCTATTCTTGACTTTTTATAAAATCTATTCATACTCTGTTTTATGACTTACAAACAACTGCTTGATAAGCTCAATACCATTGATCATGAACGTCTAAATGATAATGTGACTGTTTGGGACTATTGGCAAAATGAATTTGTTCCTGTTGCCAAACTGGTGCAGAACAAAGAGGGCAGCAAGCATCTTGACACTGATGTTCTTGATTATGGTCACTTTGTGCTTGAACTGAAGAACTAAATCTTGACTTTTTATAAACTTTAATCATACTATTCTTTATGGCTAAATACTCTGTTACTATCAATTACCAACGCACACAAATTGTGATCGTCGATGCTATCAATAAACAGGATGCTATTGAACTTGTGTATGGAGGTGAGTTTGACGATGATCAAATCACCCAAACCGAGGATGAAAATGTTGAAATCCTTCGTGCTGTGTGCGTTGATGCTGAACCACTTATCACAAAATAATTCTTGACTTATGAATAACAACAACAATAATAAACGCGAATTTTTTAGTGACAGCAAGGGCCGCTGGGTGGGCTCTGTTGTGAATGAAGGCAACGGCAAAAAGACATATTCTGATAGCAAGGGTGCTGTATCTGCTCGTGTGCATGACAACAAGACATTTGATTCAAAGGGTAGTTTCTTTGGCAAAGGAGATGTAGGTCAAAGATTGTTCAAGTAGTTCTTGCTTTTTATAAAAACTCTGCTAGATTATATATCACATGGAAAACACTGAAATTGTTAAAATTCTTATTGTGAATACTGGAGCAACTCCTGTTTCAACAGAAAAGACTGAGTTTAGTGCAACTGATGCAACTGCACTACAACAGTTTATTCTGGATGCCATCAATCGCACAGGCAAGCAAAGTCATGCATTGCTCAAATATAAAGATAAGTTTTGGGTTGCTGATCATACTGCTCGCAAAGGTCATAGCAAAGAGTATCATAAGCATGCCGTCAAATATCATCCATACATGAAGGAGCTGGCGTAAATATGTACACCATCTACGGCGAGCGATACAAAAATTATGATCCCATTGTTGATGCAAAAACTAAAGAAGTGCTTGACAATGGTGAACCAAAAACAATAAAATTGGGAACTTGGGATAATAAAAAAATTGCAGACAACATGGCAGAAAACATCAAAAACACCGTACCATCTAGAAGTTGGAAAATTTGGGTAGAATAAGCTGGACTTTTTATAAAAACTAATCATACTAACAGACGATGAATATTGAACCACTCAGCAAGAAAATCTATGACAAAGCCGTTGCTCTGGGCGTATCCCAGATTATACTTAAATTCTCTGGAGGCAACGACGAAGGTTATCTGAATGTGTATGTTAATAAACAAGACGGTTTTGAAAGCAACACTGAGTTTGAACAAGAAATTGAAGGTTGGGCTTGGGCAGTGTATGGTTACAGCGGTGCTGGCGACGGCAACGACTATGGCGACGACGTTGTGTATGACCTTGTGGAGAAAACCGCCACAGCCAGTTCATGGTCTATGCAACGCACCGAAGGTGACTCCGAGGATGCTGTGTTGAAAATCGCTGAATAAAACTTAAAATGACACCACTCAAACACGCTGAGTCAACTGCCCGCAAATGGGGCGGGCATTGGCAGGATTATGTAGAAATACATAATTGGTTTGACGCCACGAAAACATTCACGGGTGATTGGACGCATCGTGCATTGCGGCATCACAGTGCGGGTATTGAATGGTGTGTAGAAAAATTTGGACATGCAGTTGTGAATAGTTCCAATCAAACCATTGCCGTCAAGCTGATCGCAGAGCAGCATGTGATGGAAGATTGTGGTTTTATCCCAACCCCACAAGATTATCTCAGAGTTATCAAAGCTCACCCAGAGAACTGGATGTTGTCCGTAGGTAAAAAATCAAAAGAAATGGAATTAGTTTTGAAATAAAAATTGTGTGTGATTTCTATTTCGCAGAGAATTTCCAATTTTTTGCTTAGTTTCTTCCGTGTGGCTTTTACCTAAAGCGTGAGTGTTATTCAAGTTGATTTGCGAAACTAATTTGCGATGTTCGTCTGAAAATATTCCGGTTTTGTTTAGTTTATCTCTCGCTACCCTAGCCTTTGCCATCTCGGATAGTTTGCGACGAACCTCGTCAGTAGGTTTTTTGCCGGTGGCCTTCTGTTTCATTCTTAGACGACCAGCCTCGGTAAGAGTTCCTCCACCACCGGCACTGTCGCTCTTGTTATAGCAATTAAATATACCATCGCGTCTATCTTCTATAAATTTCCGAATGTATCTTACTTCGGCTAGTTGTTGATTTGATATATCACCGTCAACGTATTCCACTACTATAAACTCGAAAGCGGCTGGGCCATATTTGTTCCAAGCATTTTGTAGATGTTCGTTATCGTGAAGTCCTTTCCGCAGTTTATTTCGATGTGCTTGCCAACGGGATTGAAAGTTGTTTGATCTACCTACGTAATAATGTTGGTTGATTTTATTGATTATTTTGTATATTCCGCTTTTTTTGGATATACCGCAACATTTGTCGTTTGAGGATTTTTTCTCTGTTGAGTTGGTAATATCTTCTTGACTTTGCACGAGAGTTTTCATATTGTTCTTCCTTAGTTAAATAAAGTTTTTTTCTTCCCATATACCATAAATATATCGGTGAGAGAATAAAAGTGAGAGAAAAATGAAAAAGATTATGTTTTCTGTTGACAACAGAATATATATGTGTATAGTGATGGTAGTTCTTTAACAATAATATACAGATAAAAAAGTGGCTCCTACAATGAACCCACGGTGCGCCTTTCGCGCCGCCAGAATAATGCAAGCAATGAAAAAAGCAAGTAAGATAATGGTGGAATGATGATGAGCAGAAAAAAATGTAAAAAATAAAGCACGCTTGTGAAAATAGTGGGCTGTGAGCCGAATGGAAAATCAGCACATATGTAAGAAAGACATTGACAAATAGAATAAAATCTGTATAGTTATTTGAAATCAATTTATTGCAGGATCGTCTAAGAGAAGGACAGACGGCTCATAATCGTCAAACGAATGCGCAACTCATTCTCCTGCACCCAATTTAAAAAAAGACGATCAAAAGGTCGTCTTTTTTGTTGACTTTTATAAAAAGTAGTTCATACTTTATATAATGAAACGCTACACAAGTAAGAGCAATCCCAATCTGTTTTTTTGGGTAGAATGTGTAACAGACCCTCAAGAAATTTTTATGGTTGTGTCTGCTGTCAAGGGACACAATCCAACAGAAGCACACGATGATTGGTTCGCCAACAAACAAGATGCCGAAGAAATTGCACAGCAACTTGCCAACGAAGTATAATTTATGAAACAAGGATATGTTATTGTGAATGGTAAATATGTGCCTGTCAAGCAAGTGAAATTTCTTGACATTGAAGAAGGCGTTCAAGGCATTGATGTGATGACCTTTGAATACAAAAATGAAACTTGCAAGTCGTATGTGGTGTTTCGCTAAAAC